CTCGTATCTACGTCAACAGCTACTCCAAGTTCAGTGAATCCGGCTTTTGCGAGTTTTATGGTTTTCTCCATAAAACCAAGGGCGTCGGATGCGTCACCGGTGATTGGAATTCCAGAAGAAAGAGCTTCATAAAGCCCTTCGTTAAGTTCATTTGAGGCAATATTGGCGGAATCTGAAAGCTGCAATAATTTATCTTGTAAATTCGCAGAAGAAATCTGTGTTTCGTCGAACATAGTAGAAACTTTCGCGAAACTTTTCTCAAAATCCATACCAAATTTTGCAATAGCAGTGCCCATAGCGGCAAGTGGAACAGTCAAATAAGTAGACAAATTTGTTCCAATTTCGGACATCTTATCCCCGAAATCATTCAACAAATCAGCAGCTTTATTTAAGCCTGATGACAACCCGGTCAAATCTGCACCTATTTTTACAAATATGCCGTCTCCAATTTCAGTTCTTGCCATTTCTCTTTCCTTCCAGTTGTAGTTTTTGCCTCATTATTGAGTTAAATTTTCTTAAAGTTAGTTTCCAGAATTTTTCTTCTGGGATATTTAAAATAAAGCAGCCAAAGTAAAACATCCATTCCCAGTCTAATTTACCCTGTCTGCTTTTTAAGATTTTTTTCCGGCTGGCCCTAAACTTACATTTGAATTAGATTTTGTTAAGCTTTGAACATCTTCCATGTCAGGCGTATCAGCCTTAAAAGCTTCTGTAATTTTTTCTGTAATTTTCGAAAGGTCTGACATTTTGACCATTGAACCGACCTGTTGCAGCGTTAAAGTTTCATCTTCGTGCTTAAGTCCTGCATAAAGCAAAGCCCTCATAGCTTTTACCGACATTTTTTTATGCAAAGCTTCCATAGCAGAAGGAAGATCTCCATATATTTCTTCCAGTTCCGCCATAGCATTTAAATCAAACCTGATTTCCCTTTTTCTATCCAGTTCAATATAAACTTTCTTTTCTCTTATATTTTCAAGTTTCATAAAATTAAAAGAGGAGAGAATTTATCCCTCCTCTTTGTTTCCCCTCCTTTAAGATGCTGCTATAGTGAATTTTGTATAAGACGGAGCTGCTACTGCTACACCGGTCTTAGATTTTACGCCGGTGGTATAGACTGCCGTATAAACTGCTTCGGCAGTAAGGGAAGAAGATGGATGCAGTGTTACTTTGTCATCGTCTACAGACAGAGCAGCGGCAACTTTTGACCCGTCACTGTCTTTTATCAAGAAGAAATTATCTGCCGTCACACAGCTCGAAAGTATGGTTTTGTCGAAATCCCAGACCACATTAACAGTTGCGAGTTGATTTAATGCGCCCGAAGCAGGCGTTACAGATGAAAGGGTCGGTGCAACTGTATCAACAGCAGAGTAACTGACTCCCTGTGTAAACCAGGTTGCAAGTTCGCCATTGTAAAGCGGATCCATATTGTCACATACATCTTTTAACGGATTACTTGCGCTTTCCTCGGAAAATACGTGAACAGTGGCGCAGGTAGTGCCCTTTAGAATTACGGAATCCGCGCTGATTTTCTCAGTCGTTGCTGTTTCGGAATTTTCATCGCCGAGGGTGAACTTTACCTTCAGGTATCTCTCACCTACGATTTTTCCGCCGGAGTAGTCCACTTGTCTCTTTACAACATAAAACGGTGTAAGGGAAATATCTCCTTCGCGCCTTATCGCGCCTACGTTTTTAAATCCGAATATAGCCGATTTTTCTGCTGCAGTTAATCCAGTGAGTTCGATCTCTATTTCTCCTTCAAGGCATTTATAGAGATCTGCCTGAAGTTTGCCATCTGCAAAAATCTTCTTGTTGATTGGTTTCGGCTTAAAAGAAAACCTTATAAGTCGCTCTGACAAGTCAATAGGTGTATCTGTTACGAATCCATCTGCATCATCCTGTGTTATCTTTTCAAGTTGAAGTTTACTTGTGCTTTCCGGATAATTTGCAATTGCTGTCAATTTTATCACTCCTTTTACAAAATAAAAAAGCCTTGAATTAACAAGACTTTTTGAATATATTTTTCTTATTTAAACTTTAAATTTAATCTCTTACGGTCCTTACTTTATAGTTACAATCGAAAATAATTCTGTTTCTTTCATCATTCTGCAGAAAAAAAGGCGGTTGCAGTGCTTTTATTACTGCGCTTCTATCTGAGTTTTCTCCCAAAAAAACCCTTTGCTCCGGATTAGAAGAGTCGAGAAGATTTCTTATCTGCCATGATAAAGCCTTTGCAGTTGAGTATACCTTGTCTCTACAGAGAATTTGAACTTTTCTTTCGTCAAGAACCAGGCCTGGCGTCCCCTGATATTCTGAAATCACTATAACGCTATCAGGGGAAGATGGAACAGAGTCAAGAAATATAAAATTCTCATCTTCTTCCGGGTCGAAATCAGGATATAATTCCTGTAGGATATAATTTTTAAGGTCTTTAAGTAAATCACTCATAATCCGCTTTTACCGCCTGATTTAATATAATTTATATACTTCTGTTTGTTCCTGGTTAACGGGTCTTCAAGGTATTTCGCCTTACCCTGAGTATGATGAAAATCAAGTCGCTCATGTTGTTCCAAGGCGTATTCTTTATTATAACTCATTTCTACAGTATTTTTATCAATCATTTCCACCTGGGCAGACCTCTGGAGGTCATGAGTATCTACAGGACATTCCTTCTGAGACTCACCCTTTAAATGTTGCCCACAATCCATAACAGCCTTTGCTGTATCAGCTTCTGCCTGAGTTTTAATCTTTAATAGATTCGCTATGGTTTCTTCTATCCCAAAAACTTTAAAGTCTGCACTCATAATGGTCAACCTCTCCTCCGAGTCCTCTTTCAGGCGTCGCTATAATTACAGGCCAGTTAATCCCATCGAAAGTGATTATATCACCTGTTTTTACTTCTACTACCGTAAAACAAACTGACTCACTTATCACTCTTTCACCTTCACGGTTCAATACCTCTCTTCTACTATACTCATATTTTGCCGGAATATCAACTGCAGTCGCAAAAGTAGGCTGATTATATTCGTCTACTCCAGTTTTAGCCTGATGTGAAACTGTCTGATTAAGATATGAGCTTATCATCTGATTTTCACCTTTCCGGCTATCCAGGATTTGAGTAAATTTTTAGCATCTGAACTTAATAACGAAGAAGAAGAAACATTATCACTGAAGGTTTCAGAGAGTTTTCCGATTGTAAAAGAAGTTACTCCTTGCTCTTGAAGCTCCCGTCTTTTTGTAGCTTCTGTATTTAAAAGCGCAAGAGCCTCTTCACAAGTTGCCTTCTCCACTACCTCCGGGATTGTATTTAAATTCACATCATAAAGATAATCCTGCTGATATTCTATATTACGATCTAAGTATCTCGGAAAATTAAGAGCCTGGGTGTAAACATATTTACGGCCTTTAAAACGTAGTGTATCAATTCTCTGTGTGGCGGTAATAAGAAGCTGGTCTTTCGTTTCGTCGGTCAATGCCGCCCATGCAGACGCGCCGTATCTTGTCGCGAAATAAGCATCGGCATCTGTCACTGATATATAGCTGTTTGTTCCTACTACGATAACTGATATATAAGGCATTTAATCACTCCTGAAAATTAGTTACTCCCGGTAACTTTTAGTAACTTTGGTTACCGATGGTTACCAGGAGTAACCTCCGGTAACTTATACTATCAAATAAGCGTCAACTGCTGTGCCATTAAGAGCGCTATTTAAATCAATAGTGTTACTCTCAATTGCGGCTGCAGACATTGCTATAGTTGCGGCTGTTCCTTCAAGAACATGATTTAAATGAGTCTTCAGGAGATTATTATCTGTCAGAAGATATGGCAATCCGAGTTTATCGCCGTATCCGATTGATGTTGTGGCTCCAGTATTTGAGTGGGCCGGGATTACTATGCTTGTAACTGTCTTAAAAGCTTTACTGCCCGTCACGGTTCCTGCTGTATCGGCAGTGAAGGCAGGTAAAGTTTCTGTGATAGCTTCATCAAGCATGTTTGTTCCGGTCACAATTACCTGGACTGCTGCTATATCGCCGGCAGTTCCTCCGGCAGTGGCTGTTATGTTTCTTGGAGCAGGCGGATTTGTTATCCCGGTAGTTATAGTCTGGGATGCGCCGTTATCGGTTACTGCTGCAAGAACTCCATCTGTATCGGCTGCTGCTGCCTGTGCTGCAGTCCATTTTAAATGGGCAATCTTGCCTTCATCCGGAGCATTTACGCCGGTGACATCTGTCTGAAGTTCACTGTCAACCAGGGGGTTTACGGGGTACCAGTCAGAAGAGAATAACTGTAAATTAAATTTATGTTTCATAATATCTATTTCACTCCTTTATTTTGTTAAATTAAACTTAAGATGCAGGGGTTAATACTGCAAATGGATAACGACTTGCTTCTGTTGCCTGAATGCGGTTTATTGGATTTGGCACTTGCCAGCCTAAACGCATTGTTGCGACTATAGCAATCATGTCCTGTTGTGCAAGGTTATAAACAGTTTTGCCGGTGTTATCCTGAAGATTTGCCTGGTCGAAGAATTTCCACATTATGTCTTGCCTCATGGCGTATTTTGCGGCCTTAAAATCTCCAGCTACGAGTAAAGCTGTTGAAGCATTCCATGCGCCGTTATCAGGATAAGTGAGAGGTCTTCCGTAAAGGCTTGCAGGTGTATCTACCTGAAGAGAAGGTTGGAAAAGAAGATCTCCGTTCGCATTCCTGAGAGACCTTAAAGTTGCTTCAATATCAAGACATGCGGCAAAACCATTGACTCTGTAACCACAACTTTCAACTTTATTCATTACTCCACCGACTGCCCCGATATCATCGGCCACATCTGCAAAAGTTCCAGAGGCAATATAGTTGCCCATTGCTATTGCTGCAGGGACTATTCCAGTAGGCCAGAGAGCAGGTTTTCCTGCTCCAAAGAAAACGGCGGCGTCTATGGCTTTCCCGATAGCTTCAATCATTGACGGTTTTGCTTCGTCCCAGATATTGTATTTTATATCTGCAAGAAGAGAGTTGGAAATAGGCACTATAACATTGAGCTTTTCAGCATATATATGTTTATCCGTCCATTCCAGATTTGAAGTCTGCATAAGACCTGTTTCGCCATCTTGAAAGTAAGCCTGTGGTAATGCAGACTGAACAGGTATACTGAGATCTGATGTGCTCATATTTGGTAATTTGTGCATAAGTGCAAGAGCTGCCGAAGATTTTGGAAGGGCTTTTATAATTTCTGCGCTCACTTCAGGGGGAACAAGGCTTCCCACATTTGACCTTGTAATCATGTCGTCATAACTAAATAACTGTAAGTCAAATTTTCTTTTATTCATTCTTTTACACTCCTTTGATTTTAAAATTTACGGTATTATTCCGGCTGCTTTTCTTATTAACGTGTTCATTACGCTGGAACTGCTTTCTTTCGCCGGTTGCGTTCCAGGGTTTGAAGGTCCTCCTATGGGTTTTACAGAACCTTTCAAGTGGGGCTTGGATTTTAAAAGAGCCTCCAGGGCTTCTTTTACTCCATCAACAGAGCCATCATCTTTAACTTTAACACCTGATTTATCCATTGCAAGATAAGCTAATTCAGGGTCTATTATTCCGAGTTTGGATGATTCTATTTCAATTTTTGCCCTCATAAGCTTTTCATTGGCTCTATTTTCAGCCTCCTGGGCTTTCATTTTTGCCTCTGAAAGTTGTTTCTCGTAATTTTTGTTAGGATCTGGTTCCAGACCAAGAGCCTTCAAAAGATTATTTTGAAATTCAGATTGTTTTTGATTTAATGAAGTTTCCAGTTCTTTATATTTCGTTCTGTAATTAGCTGATTCGGCCCTGAGTTTTTTCACATAAGCCTCATCATAAGTCTTTGATTGCTCTGTCTCACCTCCCGATTCTGTTCCTTCTGCTGAACCTTCCTGAGTTTCAGCGAATAATTGTAAATCGAATACATCTTTTACGCGGTTAGGCATCTAGCTTTACCACCTTTCTAAAAATAAAAGAAGCCTGATTTTCTTAACCAAACTTCTTTTTTATGATTTATGTTAAATTGTTAATTAAACTATTTTCTTACCTTCTTTATAAGCCTTCTTGGCCTGATTAAGACTCATTTCATTTGCCCCACCGTCATAATCTGGATCATCTCTCTGAATTCCGTCGTCTTCCCATCGGCAATTACTACAAATATCAAAACGACCTACTCCGTAGATAGTTTCTTCTCCACAGCAGGGACAAGGGCCTAAATCCAAGGTTACTAATTTATATTCTTGCATCATCATCACCCTCATACTTATCTATTTGATTGTTCCAGTAAATTTCTTTTCTTTTTGGTTTATATAAAGTTTCTATTGTCCCATCATTTCTCGCCGTAACAAAATCATTCTCTTTTTTATCATACTTAAATCTATATCCATTTTTATCTGTAAAGCCAAAAATATTTTTTCCATCTTTCTCTGCTATCAATAAGTCTTTTGCCTTATTTAAATAATCTTCCTCTGTAAAATTTGGATACATTTTTTTATGATCTTCTAAATGCCATTTTAATCTATTTGGCGCAAAATTTACTGGTTTCCAATCTATATCCTTAACATTATTATACCATGTTTTATAGTCAATGTCTTCAGCTAAATAATCCTTCTTCTTTGTGGTTTTTGCCCTATGAAAATCTTTGAAAGACTGGAATTTCTCTGGATTATTATTCTTTATATTTTTATAGGCTGAAAAAGTTTTCGGAGCATCATCGCCGAGAGTTAATTTAAAGTTCTGAAATAACGTTTTATCGTTTCTGAATTCTCTTTTCTTTTCCTGAGTCTGTCTATACAGTTCTACTTGTTTCTCACTTCTGGGGTCTTTATCGAATGGTCGGTTTGAAAATTTTCTGTCTGCTTCAGGATTATTGGCAAGAGCTTCTACGTAGATTGAAATATAATGCAGGCAGATCGGGTGAATATTTAAATATCCGCCTTCGCTACTACCATAACCGGAAAAAGCTTCACTTAATTTTGGATATCTTTTATCTTTCCCTGAAACAGAATAAACCCGGCCTTCTAAAGGAGCGCAAACAGGACAGGCAGTATTATTCTGAGAAACTTGAACTAAATCATAACCCCATCCAGACGCCTGATTTAATACTGCACTATTAACCGTCTCAGTATATGTGCT